GAAGCCGAGTTTGTGATGACGGATGGATCGGCAGTCGTTGCAGTACCAAATGTGCACGCAGGGCGTGTGGCCTGGCTGTATGCGCTGGTCTCAGTCCAGCCAGTGTGAGAAAGCGCGGTGTCGCCTGCAACAATGGTGGTGCCGGAACCGGGGCCTGTAATAAGTCCGAGGAACCAAGTAGCGGTGTAGCTAGAACCCGAGAAGTACTTGGTGTTCATGTCCTGCAGGCCTTGGTTGACCACCAAATTGGGCGAGGTTGTCTCCCACTTCAGTTGTCCGTCTTTGTCAAAGCATTTCAGCGTGTAAACGCCCCCCGCTCCAACGCCTTCGGTTACAGGTCTTGCAGTTGCCAAAGCTGCGGCTACGATGTCCGTAGAGCGGGCGGTTTCATTGAACATGATAGTTTCCTTATGAAAGTCGGATAAGTGCCGAAGTAGCCGTGTTTGCGGGCATCTGCACAATGGATGAAATGGTCTCGGTGCTACCCGAACCAGAGCTCAACACCGCAATTGCTTTGTTGCCCTTGCTGGCATTGTATATGGGCGCTCTACGCGCTGTAAAGCTGGAATTGGAGAAAGATGTCATCTGCATTTCCTTGCCTCAGCTGACCCGGATTAGCGCGTTTTCCGCATCATTCGTCGGCAACTGGATCTGGAATTGCTGGCTCAGCACAGACTGGTTCAGGCCAAAATTGAGAACAGCAATTGACTTGCCTGCTTTGGACGAATTGTAAATCAACGCGCCCCGGGTCGTAAAAGTTGCTGCTGTCCAGGTGGGGTTGTTGAATGACACATACGCAATCCCCAGGCTCTCCGACAACGAAACTATGACCCCTGTCAGGACTTGTCCGGTGGCGGTATAGGCTGTTCCGACCACTTCGTTGGCAGAGGTGTACTCGGGCGTAAGCGGACCCAATTCGGCGTCAGCCGTATACAGAGCAATCTTCAACACATCCGTGCTGAAATCATGCACCCCCAAAAGGAGCTGCTCTTTGAAGCTGTTGGTGAGTCCTGCTGTGATCATTGATTACCTCACTGGGATCTTGACCTGACCATCCAGGTAGGCATCGCCACGTTGTTTGCCATCACCCAGGTTCTTCAGCAATCCAAGAGCCTCTTTGAATTTGGTGTCGTAAAGCGCCATAAGATCCTGCTCGCCCTTCATCCAAGTGTACGCTTCCACAAGAGACCCATACAGGAGAGTGCTGTCAAAATTGTCGCCCAACCAAGACGTGCCTGCAGTGACAATCGATTCAGGGTAGTAATAAAAATGCAGCTCTGCCGCGTATGCCGCGTCTGGTGTAGGGCCGACGATGAACGTAAGCTCGTCCACGTTATTCGAGTTGGGGCCAAAAATGGCGTAGTATTTTGGAGTGCTTCGGAAAGACGGGTTTGGATACACCTGACGAATGTAGTTCACGTCCCGGTTGAGCAAGTAAACATAGTCGCCTTGGAAAACAACCGTTCCAGAGACTGTGCCTGTATTGGTCAGTGTGAGCGTAACGGTGTTTCCTACGATAAGCTCCACCACCGCGCCAAGGGCAATGCCTGTGCCAGAGACATACATCCCCGGCACGATCTCTGCAGCACTGGTTACAACGATCGTGCGCTGTCCGGCCACTCCCGTGGCAGTTGTGCTTGGTTGAGCATAGATGGCCAAGGAATACGTCGACAAGAAGTCTCCTGGGCACGCCAGATACTTGTTTCCTGCAGACAAGGTACCCGTCATGTTTTTGCGCAAGTTCGCAACCTGCACCGTGTTGTAAATGCGCTGCTCTGCCTGACGAACAAATACTGGAATATTGGCAACAAAGGCTGTTTCCGTATTCTCCGTATACGCCTGAATTGCACTGCTTAATTCGGTGTAGTTCATGTGATGCTCGTCCTAGTTGTTCCCAGTGTGACACCTGCCACCAACTGTTTTGAAGGCGGCATTGGCTGCATGCCGATACTTGCAAAGGAAGTATCTGCCGTGAAGCCTACATACACTGTAACGCCCATTCGAGCCTCCGGTCTGGGCTGATACAAGGCCTGGGGCTCATTGATGTTTCGTTTTGGCTCAAGCTGCGGGTGCTTTGGCTCATAGCACTCAGTGCAGACCTTAAACCCCTTCCAATCCTTGATGAGCAGGTTGAGCTTAAACCGCTGTCCACACTGGTCGCACAGCGCAATCGCAAACTTGCCTGATGCGTACCCAGCGGTCATCAGTTCTCTCCTCTGTACGTGGGTACAGCAAAGTAACTGGAGCGCTCGCGATCTTCTGCAGCAGCACGGGCAAATTCTTCTTCGTAGAACTGCTTGAGAATCTGAATGCGGTCAGGAGCCTTCTTGATTGCAAGGTAGTAAGCGAGGCCCGCAATCAGGCACGGCAAAAATCGGAAAGAGATGTCTGCCGTATTCGTAAACGCACCAGTCTCCTGGATGCGACGGATGGCGTAGTAACGGAAGATGTACTGCTGCGTGGCATCCGGGGCAGGATACAAGAACAGCTTGGCGGGGACCGTGCGCTGAACGTAGAACTGAGCAGGGCGCGAGGGCGTGAACTTATTGGGAACGTGCAGGTACTCAGCACTGCCAATCCGGTCGATCGTGATGTCCTGCTGGTTGGAGGTTCCTGCATTGGTACGGATCACCGCCGACAAGGCATCTACCGTGTCAGCAGGCAGGTCGTACTCGTGCACGTTGGCTGTCAAAACCACCTCGCGCTGCTCAATCGTCCACAGATTCAGGCCACGATTGGACCACTCTGCAAACATCAAATTCAGCGATCGCTGCGCTGTCCGAGCGTCGTAGCCGTCACGAACCTGGAGACCGCAGCGCTCATACGCTTCGAGGATGATCTCATCGAAGTCCAGGTTGTAAGCGGAGACGCCGGAAGTGGTCATGGCTTAGTAGATTCGGGCAGAACGGGCACGAGCGGCACCTACACCGCGGACCTGTACCCTGTCTCCTGTGACCGACTTCTTGACGGGCTGGGACAGGACGGTGGCTGTGGGACCTGCTGTATCAGCACCAGAAGCGCTGATTTGGCCTTTTTTGGGCACACCAGACATGGCCATGCCGCCTTTGGCGTAAGCCTTTGTTCCTGAGTTCTTCATAGCGTCACCGCCTTTCCTAAATTTTTTACCCTTGCTGGACTCGCTAAAGTCTTTGGCAACGGACGTTGGAATTCCAACTTTCTTGGCAAATGCAGGATTGTGCGCCGCTGCATCCATCAAGCGCTTTTGCTTCTTACTCACTGCGGGCATGGTTGCCTCTCAAGTTGTCGATCTTACGCTCGAGCCTGTCAAAACGCTCCATCAACTGCTGCATATCGGCCCGAAATTCCGTACGGGTGATGTGATCGCGCGCCACTTCTTCCCGGGTGCGATTAAGCAGAATGCCGAGTCGGTTGATCTCGGCAAACTTTTCTTTGAGCACAAATCCGAGCAAAGCCACGATTGCGGTCAGTACGATGTTCCAAACCAGCATTTCCATTTCAGCACTTCCAGGCCCTTAGCGATTTATTAATTCTTGAGTCGGGATCTTTGGCTGTCTTCTCGCTTGTCAGCTTGCTCTTCATCCCCTCCATCCGGGCGCAGAAGGACGCTTTGCGCCCTGCTGCTTCCTTGGTCTTTGGAGATGGCGCAGGCGGCTTCAGATTCATGCCCTGAGCCTTTGCGGAGGCACGACCTTTGGCGTTCAAGCCGCCTTTGGGGTCCTTGCCCTCTTTACGTTGCCAAGCGGGAGACTTTGCCATGATCAGTACATCTTGCACTGTTTGTTGCGAGCCTGGCCAACGCCCCGGGGAGCCACAGATGCCGACGGCTTCTGATAGTCCTTGCGAGGAGTCTGCTTAGGGCCACCCTTGGACATGTCCTGCTTGTTTGCACCAGGTTGCACTTCACCCTGATACTGGTCGATCGACATTTTTGCTGCTCGTCCCATGATGGACTCCTTATCCGTAGAAGAAGGTCACCGAAGAGGGACCAGAAATGGTGAGGTACGGGTCATTGTTGAACACCACACCGTCGCCGGGAACCAGGACGTAAGTGGAGCCATTGCCCGCAGTGCTGGCAGGAGTAGCCAAGAGAATCTTCTCTTCGCCGCTGGCCCCGCCATCCTTGAAAGAGATGGAGCCTGCAGTGCCTGCCACGTAGTAAATGGATTTGATACGAGCACGAGGAATACCGATGCCTGTGGCACCAGTAACGGTCATCGTTTTCGATCGTACGTCAAACTGAAACATAATCAATCTCCTTTAAAACAGGGGGCCGAAGCCCCCGAGATTAATTAGGCAGTGCGTGTGAACACGTATGCAGTGGCGCTGGAGAACATGATGGTGAATCGTGCCAGACCTGTGGCACCAGCAGCGATGGTCAGGTCACCAAAGGAGCCTGCAGTGTCCACAGCAGCCGATGACAAAATGCCGTTTGTGGCCACAGCGATGGTCACTGTGCTTGCACCAGCGGTGTTGTCCACGTAGAGCTCCAGCACAGTACCCCGAGTTGCGCCAATTTGTGCGCCCAGCAAAGTGCCAGTAGGCAGTGTGATGGTAGTGGGGGATGCCGATGTCGAAGTGATGTAGCCAGTGGCAACTTGAGCAGCAGTGGCGGTTGCAGTGGCGTTGATCGCAGCAGTTGTCGGGTGGTTCTGGTCAGTGAAAACCAGGTTGGTGGCGGTCAGGTTGGTCACGCTGGTTGTAGCGCCAAACGAGGCGTCAACGGTGACAGCGCCTGTGGTGGGGCTAACGGTGACAGATTGGAAGCCGTTCTGCGAGCGAACTGGGCCGTTGAAGGTGGTATTTGCCATGATTTGTTCCTCATGCGGTTGAAGTGCACCTGCCTGCATGACGTCGGCCCGGAGCCGTCAGGTACACCGGAAAGTCCGGGAGTGAAGGCAATATACACCAAAAGAAAAGGGCCCACAAGGGGCCCTTTTCATGTTTTCCAAACGCTTATGCAGCGCCGGGAGATCCGTAAATTCCTCTCGGATCCGACCAGCCGAAGCTATAGCGCTCTCGCGCCTTATAGCGTACGTTACCGGTATCAAAGTCGCCTTCGAAGGCGGTTTTGATGGGCGAGCGGTTGAACATCTTCAGGCCGTTAGGCGCGTCGGTGATCAGGAACCATGCCTCAGGCTCGGTCAGGTAGTGGTTGATAGCGTAACCTTCGGGAATCAAGCCCATGGACTTGATCGCGTTGATGTCGTTATCAGCCGAGGAAGTGCGCAAAGTGCTCTTCATCAGGCGTTCTGCAGTGAACTGCAGTTCCTTAGGAACGATCATCTTGCGTGCGGTCAAGGCAACCTTCAGGCCACGTTCGTCCGTGAACGCCGCGATGTCGATGATGCCTTGTTCGAGGGATGTCTCGTTCAAGTCAGCAGCCACAGTGGGGCGGTTGGCGAAGTTGGGGCCCAGAGCGGTGGGGTGAGCGGTGGAGCACAGAGCCACACCGTCGCCACCAGCGTACTGGCCGCCAGTGAAGGCGTTGTTCAACACGGAGGCAGCTTTGACCTGCTTGGTGTTGGCCATAGAACGGGCCAGGGCCTTGGTGTAGCGAGCAGACAGACGGTCGTAGAGGTTGTCCTCGACGGCTTCTTCAGTCAGCGCGAACGCCATAGCGATGGTCTCGTGGGTGTAGCGAGCAGTGAACGATTCCAGAGCGGTATCGTATGCCACGCCAGCACCTTCGGTCTTGACCGGAGCAGAGCCGAAGCCGGTCAGCATGACCTCTTCTTCAAATGCACGATCCGAGGTCTCGATGGAGAAGATCTCCTCGTGCTCGTTTTCGTAGCGCTTGTACTCCAAGCCGAACAGAGCGTTGAGACCTGGCTCCAGTTCTTTAACAAGTTGGGAACGTGTAATAGCCATGATTAAGCTCCGTCTGCTGCAACACCGACGCTACCGTACTGGTGTTGATTGAGTTTCACAACGACCACTGCATAGTTGCCCAACTCATTGTCAGGAACAGCGTAGAGGCCAACGATCTTGAAAGTCAGGGCCTGGGTCTTGGCGATTGTGGACGAGTCCAAAGTGCCGTTAGAGATGCCGTTGACTGTGCTGCCAGTAGTGGAAGCGGTTGGGTCAGCGTTTTTGCCGATGTCGGCTTGAACGATGTCCTCATCAGCTTGCACCAGGAACAACTGGGAAGGGTCGTCCAAAACTTCGCAATAGATTGCGCCGATTTCGACGTTGATGCTACCGGGGTAGTAGTTTTTCCAAGTCGGCTTGTTGGCACGAGTTGGGTCGTTGTACTGGCAGCCGTTGAACACGCCTGTGGGGGCGGTGTGCGTGGATGCATCGTACTTGATGATATAGCCATCAAACAAGACAACGAGGTCGCCTTGGAAAATGGCCCCGGCCTGGTTGTCGGCAATCTCGTAACCGTATTGCTTTTGAGCACCGGTTGCGGACAGGTTGCCAGACGGACGCAGACCAAAAGGCTTGTTGACGTTTGCCATTTGAATCTCCTACAGGATTAAGAAATCAACCTTGCGGCTGACGGAAGGTAGTGCGCGAACTCCGCTCGGGAGTTT